AGTGTTCCGTGTTGACGTAGTCACTGAATGGCGAAAGCCGGGCACCAGTATCTCCCACACCGGGTCCTTAAAGGGGACCAAGCTATGTGTGAACCAAAACTTAACCAATCTCACCAGCCAGTAGTCTAAACCGTTCATCTGTCAAAAACACTTGTTCAGTGGACAGAATGATTGACGAGCAAAGTTGCTCCATGTCGAATAACCCCAGGTCATACTTCGCCATCACCACCTCGAGCCAGGCGTCATCATCCAGCAAGCAGCGTTCTTCTTGAATACGCTTCAACAATGATTGCGGGGTAGAGCAGACTTGGCGTGTAAACCAAGATAAATCCGCTGTCGCTACATCGTTGATGTCAACCTGACAACTCGCAAAACGCTCGAGGAAGAATTGTCTCATAGAGACGACGTGCCTAAATTCAAATGCATAAGAAAGCGACTTGCCGGCCATATACTCTTCGTCACTCACTGAAGTGTTACGATTGGCTCGAGCGTTAAAGCGAGCCAATGCCTTCGCGAGCAACGGGACCATGCAAGGGCCTGTGCTTCCAGGGACGAAAAATCGAGATAAGAAGGTGGCTTCACAAAAGAAACGGACATGTTTGGCCTTAAGTATCATACGGGCCTGAGCTATCCATTCTCGCCAATCTTGCAAATCGATCATTTGACGTCCAATTCGGGCAAGGATGTCGTCTCCAAGGACGACGATCGAAGTTCGTACCAATTTACGGGCCCTACAATAAGAGTACCACTGACAAATGTTCCAGATCGTATTTCGCGGGGTCGTATCGGTAGCACCAGTTGCGAGCTGGTGCTCGATCATTGCCTCCAGACCAAAACCGCGGCTCCGTACCTTAAACTTTGCAGCTAACTTCAAATATAGGGCCACGAACCATTCAGGGGCACCCGACTTCTGTAACCAATAGCCAAAAATTTCCCGAACATCCTGGACTTGCTCACGGTCGTTAGCCGAAAAATCACCTTCGACATAATTGTCGTTGAAGGGATCAGGGCCGGCAATAAATGATGCAATCTGAGTATCACTTTTGCCATACGCGACACGTACTTCCATCTCAGGG